GAATCTTTGCACACTTGCCACGGTTGGTTCAATCTCAACGTCCCACTTAACACCTTTAAATTTTACAGTCTTAAGTTTCTCATTGATAATTTCAGCATTCATAAATCTGTAATCGTTCTTAAAGTCACCCTTTTCATTCTCAAAGTGTATACCTGTCGGAACTGTGGCTCCATTTCTTTCGCCTGATAGTACAGTTATTTTTGCTTTGTCTTTATATTCCGGACACTTCAGGTGGATATCTAATTTACCCAACTGAGGCATTCCAAACGTGCCAGACATTTCTGCTTGTGGCTTATTAAAGGTTCCTTGCAAGATTACTGATCTGTCTTCTGCCATACTGTCGATTGCAGTCTCTTTGTCGTCTCCGGAGATTTTGACAAGATCTAAAAATCCTAGTCCATGCGTGTGTTTAACTATGTCTTGTAAGATATCTTTCATAATGTTTATATTGTATACTCCTTTTTATAGTTTGTAAAGTTAAAAATTGATTTTACCATTAAAATTCAAATAATGAATTAAAAGTGCTAGATTGTGTAGTAGATTTTAAATCCCAATTCAATACTCCAATTAGGTTATCTAATTTACCATCAAGCACAGTTTCTTCCATAGCATCGTTATCAAATGGAAGTTCTTGGAACCATCGAGGGATTCTTAATTCGTCAACGGGATATGCAACCGATGTATAACCAAGTGGATTGTTTTTCAACTTACACACAATTACCTTTGCACCATCTAGTATAGGTAAACTAAATTTATCTCCATATATTTCCCTACACCTATTCCAATTCATACTTGCCCTTACGTGGCCTGGCATATTTGCTCTGCCTTGTTTTTCTTCTGCGGCAGTATATTTGGTCATATTATTTGCTCTTTTTGGTGAACCAATTTCCCACCCTGCCATTTGTTTAAATTTTTGTCTAAATTCTGTAATTGCTTCAAGTACTTCTTCTTCGCTATTACCTGTTAGCACCATGTATAAGATGTCACTTAAAAAGTCTTGAACAAATATTGGTGTGTCAGATCTCTTTAAATCTAACCCCATTGCTTTTACTTTTCCTTCTTTGCCATTAATATCTAAACGATCTCCTTCGAGATCATATATCAATGCCGCATATCTTTTCTTTGTAATAAACAAACCTTTTGATGCTACTGCTTCTCTACCACCTTTAATAACTTCTCCTCTAGATTTAGGACAATGAAATGCTTTTGACATAAATCCAGGAAATGTAGTATTTGTTTCTTCTGCAATTTTATCATACAACGCAATTACTGATTCCTTAGTCCATTCTATATTACCGGCATCAATATCTTTTTTCAAAGTTTTATAGGCTGAAAAATATACAGAATCAGTATCACCATATATTATTGCTTCGCCTCTGTGGTCATATTTGCCTGCTACAATTTCATTAATCTTTGATCCCATATGCTTTGTAATACATCTACCTGTTAGTGTTACTGATTGTCCGATTCTAATGTCAAAGAATCTACAACCAGGATTTAGTATTGCACCATACAAACTATTTAGATTAATTTTCTTAACAAGTTGTCTTTTATCCCAGTATGATCTTTCAATTTCGTTGTCACCACAAGCCGCTTTTTTACGTTGCATCTCTTGTCTTTCAGCATACCAACGTTTTAATAGTCCTGGAATAATCCCTTCAAACTCATATGTGAATATAGTACCATTTGCAGATAACATCCATTGATTGTTTCCATCAAATATTATTTCATACAGTTGTGCCGCTGACATCTTTACTGATGTTTCGTCTGCCCAGTCAATCACAACTTCCGTTGCTTTGTCTTTCTTCATAACTGCTTGATATTCCCAACATCCAAATTGTCCATCCCAAGCACTTGCAAATGATTTCTTTTGAGCCTTTGCTCTGTTTATTTCAGCAGATGTTATCACAGGACGTATTTGTCCTACAATAGTTTCAGGTCCCATGTTCAATGCTCTAATAACAGATGGATACAGAGAATTAATGTCAACAGATCCTATCCAGTCTTGTAATCCTTTTTGCGGAGTTGCCACGTGAGCACCTGCCGCCGATACCGGCTCTGCATCTTTGTCTCTGTACTTTCTACCCGGCACTTGCATACCACGTCTATGTGCTTCGTTAACAATCGCTTGTTCAGTAACTGCTACTGCACCCATTGTAGTTTGTAGCAACACAGTATTTTGGTGTGCAATCTCATTGGCTAGTTCTATGAACCTTAATTTTTTTTCAAGTTTGGCCAGTAGTGCAGTATCTTGTCTGTTGTATTCTATAAACAATCCAAAGTCTTCGTTGTACAATCTGTCTAAAGATCCTTCATATACAGTTTTCTTTTCACCCAATTCATGTTCACCGATTGCATCTAATCTAAAACTGTGTCTTTCTTCATATGTGTATTTTCTGTAAAGTTCTAACAAATCTAAATGTACTCGACCGATAAGATCAAAACTTAATTGTTCTCTGCCATATTTTTCAAATAATCTTCTCTTTGGTTTTTGTCCCCAAAAACAAAGACGTCTTGTGTCATCTGAACTTAATACTTTTTGTATTCTACCTACTGTGTATGGAATATCGTATCCTTCTGAATTCCACCCACTTAAAATATCAGCATCTTCGATTAAAGTTAAGAATGCATCTAACATCTCTTTTTCGTTATCAAACAGCATTGTATTATCAAATCTTTCTGTCTGTAACAATGCAGTTGCCATGTTCATTCCTTTTGGAATTTTAGCAAAAGTGACTAATTGATCTGTCCAACTCATGTAACAACTTATTGCAGTTATTGGCATAAACGGATCATCGGTTGAAGCATATCCACGTTCAGGATCAAAGTCTACTTCAATATCAAAGAAACATACATTTAATTTTGGAGATTCTTTTCCAAGATAATTTTCTTCTAAACATCTAAAAACAGGATTAATGTCGTTCTCGAAAAGTTTTTTGTTAGATCTTATTCTCTGTTCTTTAATGAATTCTTTTTGAGTACTGCATTGTATTTTTTGTAATACTTCACCTGTCATGCTTCTGTGCTTACCTCTAGCATCTGGATAATAAAACACATACCTAGCATCGTAATCTACAAAGACTCTTTCGCCTTTTTCATTACGTTCAACTACATAAACTTTATCTTCGTCTTTTTTGTATAAGGCGTCTATATAACTCATATTACAAATACTTTAAATAATCCTATAGTGTTCATTACAGTAAACCAACTAGTCAAAGTGCATAACCATATTTGTCGTCTTCTTATTGATGCTACTAACAACGTACTTGATCCTACCCAGTATATCGGAAATACTATACTCATTATAGGCATAGGTGACGTAAAAGTCAAGACACACGATCCTGCGATCGTTAGAACGACTGATACTAGTTCAAACCAAAATGCTGTTGTGTCGGATTTATAACTTTCTACCCAAAATTCCTTAATGAGTCGATACACTAAATCTTACCAACTGCAACTAAGATTGAATCTAGTAAGTCAGCATCGTCTTGTAGACTTCTATAATTGTCTTTGTGTGCAATAGTAATTGCCTTGTTAATCATTGCTGGTTTAATTTCCATTTCTTCAGCAATCGCTTTCACGGTATCTTTTAAACCACCACGTAGGTCGTCTATCTCACCTAGCACCTGAGAGCCTTCTTTTATTATCTGCATGAGTTTTTGTTTTTCTTCTGGATTGAAGTTTCTTACTGCCATTTGTTTCTCCTTGATTAAGTGTAGATTATACTACACAATCAAAAAAGAATCAATTGAAATTTTGAATTACCAGTTAGTCTAGGATTATTGCTTTAATAGACTTCTCGCCCATATAGACTTCTGTCTGTGCTTTGGCTTTGATGCACTGGTACTTGACGTTCTCGTTGTAATTACGTTCAGCAGTACGTTTACCTCTTAGGCACTTGGCCATAGACTCCTGAATCCTGTGTTCCTTTATCTCTCCGTTGACCAACATCAACAATGCTACAACTGTTTCTATCATTAGTGTGAATCTCCATTACCGTTCTTGTATACAATTTCTCTGTCAGCGTCTTTTAATTTTTCAATATTTGTTTGTGCTTTTTCCATTTGCTTTGTTAAAAATTCAATGTTTATTTTGTTGTTTGCCATGTCATCGATATGCTTCTGCATTCTTTCAAAAGACTTGTATAAATCCTCAATCAACATAAACTGTTCTATGTCCTGTGAACTTTGACCTAACTCACCTCTAGGATATTTGATTCTAAAGTTTGTGTTTTTTGTAACTTCGCCGTGCAGTCTTTCATCTTCCGCAGTCATGTCTTTTTCTATCAGAACTGATTTTGTTTCTAGTATGTTCAATCTTTCTATTACACCAAAGTATGCCCATACACCTACTGCCACTGCCGCTACAATAGACAACAGATTTCGCATAGGCATTGATATTGCTGTTTTATCGCTAATTTTCATAATAGCAGTATTTATTTTTTAGTGATAGAGTCTATCTGTGTCAAAATAACTTTTATATCTTCTAGTGCGTTTTGACGCCATACACCGTGGTTGCCCTTCATCATCTGAGTGGGCCTATTAAACGCAAAATCGTGTATTTTGCTCAATCCTCTAGCACCTGCAGATATTGGACTGTTTTTTTGCTTATCGCTTGATACGTGTCCTGTGTGTACTAATTTAGTAACGTCATTTAGGTACTTCTGATGTGAGAATGGAGAAGCGGTAGTATGTCTAGATGGATCATCACCTAGTCCTTCATTTACTTTTTTGATAGATTTATCTTGCTCCATAAAACTATTTATTGTTAAATGGATCTAGTTAGATTCGTGTGGAAGGATGTCTGGTCTTTGCAGGTTTACTGCACAAGGTCCTTTTGCCGCTATATCAACATCAAAGATGATTTTTTCACCTTCTTTTAACGGATTAAGACCTGCGGCCTTAACTGCTGATATATGGACAAACACGTCTTTCTCTTTATCTTCACGTTCAATGAAACCAAACCCTTTTGTTCCGTTGAACCATTTTACTTTACCTGTTACTGCCATAAATGTCTTTGATTATTTTTTGTCTGCTGGATCGAGATCGTTTGTAAACTTATCTTCTGCAGGCTCTTCTACTACTTCGTTTGCTGGAGTATCCAACTCAACATCTTCTCCTACATCTTCGTCTTCTAAAGGTATAGTAGAATTAGGTGTACCTTCTTGCTCTTCCGGTTCTGGTGTAGTTTCTTCTTCCGGTTCTTTTTCTTGTACAACTTCTTCTGGTGCTTCGGCCTGTTCAGCATCAGCAATAATTTCTTTTGTTTCTGGTGTTTTCATAACAAATGCATTTTCGTTTGCTTCAACTTCATTACCTGAAAACGTATTATACATTTCTACTAAATCATTTGCATCTGCTTCTTTTACAAATTCTGTAATGTCTTTTAAGAATACTTCTCTGAATGCTTTGTCATCCATAGTAGCATCTTCTTTTTCCTGTGATTTTAATTCTGCTAATTGCGTTTCTAATTCTGCAATTTTATCTAATCTTTTGCTTTCTTCGTTTACTGATTTTCTAATAGTAGTTGCTAATGAATCATCTGCGTCTGCTTCTTTAATTGCTTTTGTAATATCAGATTCTGTTTTTGGTTCAGCAACAATCGATTCTACTAATTTTTCTGCTTCTGCAGAATGTTTTACAGGCTCAGCATATTCTTTGATCCCTGCTAGTTTGGCAATATCTGCCAATGAAACTTCTTTATCGTCTAAAATTTTAGGTTCAGCACTTGCCGCCTCTAACAATGAAGTTCTTTCTTCTTCAGGAGTCATGTTACTCATTTGGTTTAAACGAGCAACTAGGTCTGCAAAGTTGTCTGTGTATTGTTTCTTATGTGCCATATGATTATTTATTATTTGTTACTGTTTATTTAAGACGTTGTTTTAGCATATCAGTTAGTTTTGACTCATATGCACTGGATTTTAACCCTAGTTTTTTAACATTTTTGTACTCGTCACCTGGTTTTACATCTGATGTTGTATTCTGTTTAGTTATAATACCAACCCCAGCGGCATCTTCATCTGCTTGTTTTCTATTTTCTTTAGCAATTTTTTTTTCAACATCGTTAACTCTTTTGCCTAGTATTCTCATCATGCCTGGTTTTGTATCAACGTCATCGATTTGTGTTTCACGTGCTAATATTTCGTCTATATTTTTTTTAACAATTTCTGAATGTTTTGTAAATGTGTTTGAATCTATTTGTTCTCTGTAAGGATTTAACTTTTGATATTCTTCATAGTGATGTACTGCTTGTAAGTAGTCTG